CGCATCTGTATATCCTTCAAATTGTGAAAGGGTCGTATTGTAGCGAAACATTCCAGCCGCAGGCGATCCGGGTCGCTGGGCAGTTGTTCCATCACAAATCTTAATTGCTGTATTACTATTAAAATCTGCTGTTCCTGTAAATGTAGGAGAAGCGGTTGGAGCAAGACCAAGGTTTGCTGTTCCAACTCCTCCAACTGCGGAAACTGCTACCCAGCCATCATTAGCAGCATTCCTCAGGTATAAGGTGTTATCACCAGTGTCTACATACCATTGATAGGCAAACGTAGTAGAAGGATCAGAGCCGTTACTATTATTTGACGCTATTGCAGATAAGCAATTATTTAGGTCGCTTCTAAAACTTGAGCCTGATTGATTGGCTAAATTATAATCATGAGTTGCCATAAGTCAGTGATAGCGAGGGGTTTGGAGGGTTAAGGTTCTTCAGCACCGTAACCATTTGCAGAGTAAGCAAAGGTTCGATCTTGGCTAGATCCACTGCTGTTCTTGAAGTGTACTGTGAATCCAGTTCTAGATTCATTACTGATTTCATAATAGTCACCCGTAGCGAGATTATTAGCAGTTATTCCTAATTTTGGAGTCTGATAAAAAGCTTGTGCGTATGTAACAGCCTTAGCACCCGCGCCTGATGACATTGAAGCACTAGCCGTTCTTGCATCTAATTGCAATGTATAGCCAAGTTCATCAATTAAAGGGGTTTGATCTGCTGCTGTAGAAGATAAATCAACTTTAAATTGGAATACTCTTCCTGTATAACGACCTGTTTCCATCTTGGTCCAAGCGCCATAAGCTTGCGAACTTTCTTGCAGTACATCATCACCATCTTCATATAAAATTTTATCCCCATCCTCAGTTAGCACTGCATCTGTTGGAGCTGGTGTAGTATCACTTTTACGGAAATATAAATCAGCGCTTGTTTCGTCTGGTATTGTCCCATCAAAGTCTGTCCAAGTGTCAATATTGGCTACTCTATTGTCGATCATGTCGTTAGGAATTAATCCACGCATTTCTAATTTGCGTTTAAATACAACCGTAAATTTCCCACCTAAATCAACAACATCTTTAAAGAAATAAGTACCCGCAGATTCTCTGTTACCAAGAAAATCTATTGACGCCCAATCATCAATATTGCCTGTCTGTTCATCCCAGTAAGCTGTACCATCTAAAGCTAAAGCATCATACTGAGCAGAATAAATTACGTTATCTCTTTGCCCTTGGAATGGGGGTGTATCTGTATCTTCTCTCCTTACAGTTTGGTTTAATCTTGGGATATTATCAGGTAAATCAATTACGGCACTTCCTTCATTTGCGCTTTTATTACCTCTGTTATCTTTAAACTTAACCATATATTCGCCTTCTATAATCGGTAAAACTACAGAGTCAGTATTTGTCTGAACTTCTCTTAATAAAGTGCTATTTGCCCATGTTCCTGTACCATCTGTTTTTGAAGAATGCCTAACGATAGAAGTTAAATCTGAATTATTACCGCCCCAAGTTGGGATACTCCATCTAAAAGTAACTTCATCATTACTAGAAGCCTGAATACTTACATTTGTAGGGTCAGGTGGCAATACAACGACAGGAGTAGGTACAACAATTGTTTGACTTGTCCAAGGAGAAGTTTTATTTAATGGCGCTGGCCCTACCCCACGAACTTCAAAAGTCAAAGAAGTTCCAGAAGCTAAACTGTCAATATTGAAAACATTATTAGTAGTCGTAATTGTTGTATAAGAACCATTGCCAACTTTATACCTAAGTTCAAATCCGATGGTGTTAGGATCAGTAGCCCTAGACCAACTCCAAGCAATTCTATTAACAGTATTATTGTTAATCCTTATTTCAGAAAAAGCCCAATTTAAGCCAGTAACAGGGGCAGGAGGATCATTAAAAGTTGTTGTATCTTCAAATTCAAGTGCAACCCCTGCATCTGCTGTTGCATAAATAGAATCGTTAAATTCAGTCGCTGTGATTGTATAAGTGCCATCACCTTTTTCATCAACTGATAAACATCTAAATTTTTGTTCCGTTACTAAATTAGCGGATATTGACCATACAGATTGTGTTTGAGGTGCTGCACTAAAAGTATCACAATTAACAACAGAATCAGCAACGCTATTTATTAATTTTGTCTCTACAGTTCCATCAGGTAATCTACAAGTTATCTTATGGTCGTCTCCAGCGGGTAAAGAAATTGTTTGATCACAAGTTATAGCAGAAGATGTTGCGCTTGAAACTCTCCCCGCCAACCTTACGCCTTGACGCATTTCATCAGCTATTGCAAAAACTTGCCCTGGGAAAACTGCTACGCCTTCTAATCCTGTAGAAAAACTTACGACTTCTTGATCTATTTCTTCCACTGCCATTAACCAACGGCCTAACCTTTGAGCCTGCCATTTTGAAGTACAACCAAAAGCAACTACTTCTTTTACCTGATATCCATATTTAGTAATCAAATCATAATCTTCTACAACTAGAAAGTTATGCTTATAAAAATTATCAGGATCATTATATTTAACCCGAATTGATGTACTCCTAGTTTTTAAAGATGTTCCTGTATAAGTAAAAACTCCGCCTATTACATTAGAATTATTATATAAATGAACAGGATCAATATCACTACCGTCTAAGTTTCCATGATCGGCTGTTACTTGTATAGCATTAGAGGCCCAATATGTCATTCCACGAAACGCACTTGCTAAATCTCGAAGTACAGAATATGCATCATTTTGGCTTCCTATTAATGTATTAATTGCAAATCTTGGTTCTTGTGTTCCATCTGGAGTTGTTACTAATTGGTTCGCATATTGGCAAAGGGAATATAAATCAACCCAATTTAAATTTGCTTCTGAAATAAAATTACCTGCCCCCCAAACCTTATTTGTACACATTGCATAGAAGATAGAAACTGGGCAAGTTGTCCACCTTGTATGTAAAGAGCCGTCAAACGCTAGACCGTCTATAAAATCAAGGCTTCCATCTTCTCTAACATCACAATTATGCGGCACACCGCATTTTATACCCTTTACCAAGTAAGCCCTCGTTGGCAGAGCATTAAATTGTTTTGTAGAAAGGCTTAAACCAACACAGGCTGTATAAGGATAAGCGCTTTTTAATTCTTGCTTTTCTATCAAGCTTGTCCAAAAAACCCTATTCCCTCTATGTGTTTCTAAAGGTGTATTTTCGTCAACGTCAGTAAAAGAAGTATATTTGACTTCGAAATCATTCTCATTATTTGTTACTTTGTCTACCCTGATATCCCAAGGTCCAGTGCCAGGAAGTTGTATTAATGGGGTTTTTATTTGATAGTCACTTGTTGAAATACCTGTGACTGTTCTATCCCAAATTGGTGATCCGTATCCAGTACCTTGTGATTTAATATAAATTTTTAAACGAATACTGGCATTGAATAATTGCCCCTTTGCTAATCCTTCTCTTGCCGAACAAAATAGAGACGGAATAGAAAACAATATCTGAAAACTTTCTACATCTGTATCCGTTATCTGTCTGATAACTCTACCTGCTCCATAATCTCTTGATGAAACTAAATTATTAGCATTTAAAGTTTCACTATAATTTGAACCAATCTCTGAATTTATATTTGTAAGAGTAGAAGTACCATCATCTGAATAACCATGTAGTTTTCCTTGCGTAGCTGTACCTAATCTGAAATCCCAACTAACACTTTCTGTATCAAAATTATTTGATCCATTATCTGCTTTGATTGGAGTTTCGTTTAAATAGACTCCTTTATCACCGCCAACAACACCCTCAATAGTACCTTCACATAGAAGGTCAATAATCTTAATTGTAGAGGTGGAATTTAAACCCATTGTTTTTTATTATCTAGGTAAAAGATTATATCCATATTGTTTTATATTAAATGTATTTACATCTACATCACAACTAAAATCAGTTATTTTTATTATAAAATCATACCAATCTCCATTTCTTAATTTCCCAAGAGGGAACCAATGCGCCCATCTGTATTCCTGCGATCCTGTCATTAAACCCTGCACTGTAATAGGAATGGTGTTAACGTCCCTATCGCCTTCTCTACTACGAAGAATTAGCTCAAATCTTATAAACCCTTCTACTTTTGTAGAATTTTCATCTCCTACATGTGCATATAATCCGTTATTTAATTCAAACGCACACATGAAATATCTATAATCAACCCTACCCGACATTTCACTTCTAAAGTAAGGATAGATTTGTCTGTCTGTTCTAGTTATATCTACAGATCTAGGTGAAGTTAATTCAGAAGTTTGATTAAGTAAAACCGCAGCGCCCCCAAGTTGTCCGGGTGTATATGTTCTTGACTTAATCCCGCTAGTACTATTCCAGCTACTATCTAAAGTTTGCCCTTGAACTCTTATTGTGCTTGGGGATGGAACACCAACCCATTCATTTAAAGGGTCTGATTCGTCAGTAACTTGTATATCAGCAGAAATAATATGACTACCAATTAAAGCTTTACCAAAACAGACAGGAACAGTTGCACCCGCTCCAACCGAATTTGCTGCGCCTGTATAGGCATAGCTTTGTCTTCCGTCTGATCCTCTAATAACTGACTCTGGCCCACTATCTCTAACAGCACCAACACGATCAGTTATTTGTTGTGGAGCAAGTGCTTGGCTAATACCTCCTAATGCCATTGCAATACCAACATTTCCCCCAATTGCTATAGCAGAAGCCGTCATGCCAGAAACCAGTGCCCCCGATGCGCCTGTCCCAAAACCAAAACCTCCACCAGCTCCTAATGCGGCGCTGCCTCCAAGTGTGAAATAGGCTAAACCGATCAAAGCCGCACCCATTAAAATTTGATCGAATCCATCCCCACTACCAGCAATCACAGGAGCAATAATTAAATCCTTGCTACCAAGAGGCAGCAACATATCATCTAAGCTAAATTCTGTTTCTGATTGAATGACTTTATAACCAACACCATTCTTTTTAGAATCAAGTAATTCTTTCCCAAATTCAGGGTAATTAAGACAAAGTAACCTTATTGCATCAACAGGCGTGCGCAACCCATGATATTCATGTAATGCACCGAATTTTTCCCCTAATTCATCTAGGAGTATGACCCGTTGCATACCTGTAAACTGCCTCCGTTCTCTTAACATAGTAGGCGTTAAATGGTTCTATGCGGGATAAAGAGTTCCTCTTTTGATGCAAAATTCTTTCGTTTGGCAACAAGATTGCAGCGTGCATTGGATTCCTTGTACCGATACGCATTAACAAAACATCATTTGGTAAGCGCTCATTAAGTGGAATTTTTTTAAAACCTCTTTTAGGAAGTTGCTCTAGAAACACACTGTCACAAGTTTCAAGCTTTAAAGGACGTACATATTCAGGTAATTGAA